CAGCAAATACTATGCTACAATGGCGGAGGCGCATGCAGCAGGACGCGCCTCAGGGTTTCAGGAATATACGATTACGAGGGTTAAATGATGAGCAAATGGGATGACTGGGTGGAGATAAGTACCACCAAGACAGCACTTCACAATGGCGACGCCCCTGAGTTCTTTCAACGGGCAGGTGATTGGATAGAGGAGCTACAGGCACAGCTGGACAATATGGTCAGTTCTGATAATTTATTTAATGAGGTTAAGACACAGGTGCTGCAAGATTTAATCCGCAGTCTGGACGATGACAGGGCAGCTGCGCTTCAGTTAATGGTAGAGCGAGGGCCTGACCATGAATGACTTGTACTTCTATCTTAAATGGTACATAATCGGCACGGTGGTAGGCTTTGCCATAGGCTATGGGATCGGAACATGGATACTTTAATTGCGGAGGTAGTGGGCTGGTCTACACTGACAGCCATTGTAATAGCAGCACACAAAGGCGTGTTCTGGCTAATGACTAATAACATACTGGAGTATTTTATATGAGAAACAATGAATATCACGGAGACGAGCATCTCTTAGACGACGACGAGTATCCACCCATGCAGCAGTGGGAGATTGATGAGGCACTGGCGGATATAATAGGCGACGACAAATGGCTAGCAAAACAACAGGCAAAAACCAATGATAATATTTGACAGGACACTTAGCATAGAGTACCGGGTAGGCGTAGGCTTTGACCTAGAGTTCCCAGACAGTCGCCCGGTATGGTGTACTGACATAAGCACGGGCGAATCTATTACAATGCCCTTTCAGGGTGTCATTTTACATTTGCCCCTATGTCTAGTATCATATGGCCGGGTTTATGATGAGGTAGAGATATGATTTTATTCACAATAGCAAGTGTTTTATTTCTTCCCTTTGTGGTGTGGCTGGTGTATACTTCCCTGACGCTGGAAGATCCGGCATTAGACAACACAATTGAGGATGATTACTATGAGTAGGATTAAAGAAGAGATGCTGGGGTATGACTACGCTCAGAGCGACTGGATAGAGCCACAGGCGCACGTTATGGTCGATGAGCTAGTCGAGTATCAGGTATACTGCATGACGCTCTCAGAGCTAACACAGAGAGTCACAAAGCAAATGCGTGATGAGTACTACAGCAATCCCTATGACGATATGACTAGACAATATAGAGAGGTATTCCACGATGAGTAGATGCAAAGCGTGTGACGTTATCCTGAATGAGTACGAACTAAAGAAGGTAGACAAGGAGACCGGGATACACTTAGACCTGTGCAATGTCTGCCTGTCGCATAGCGATGAGGCTATGTATGACAGCATAGGACAATTAAGTGAGAAAGAGTTTGACGTACTCTTAAATACTTGATATAATACTCAGGTAGTAAGGGAAAAATTAATTATTAATCATTAAAGTATTAACCAAACGATCCTTAGGGGTCACAACAAGAGGCAGTAACCATGGCAGTATTAGAAGGCTTAGTAGCATTTGAAAACCTAGACGAGCATGAGATGTATCAGGGCCAGTCCACCGGGAAGTTCTCTCTGGTTCTCAGCTTGGATGAACCAACAGCAGATACCTTGGCTGGTTCAGGTGTCAAACTCCGCGAGTACGAGGGAGTCAAACAGCGCAAGTTCAGTACCAAGTACGATGTCCCGGTGATGGACGCGGAAGGTAACCCGTTCAAGGGTCGAATTGGTCGAGGCTCTAAGGTGCGTATCATGTACGCAGAAGGCCAACCACACCCTGTACACGGCACCAGCACGTACCTTAACAAGATCAAGGTGCTGGAAGTAGCGGAGCAGGAAGGCGGAGAGGACTTCTAGTGGCAGTAGAGTCAACATTCGTCCAACATGAGCCATGCCCTTCGTGTGGCTCATCGGACAATCTGGCTCGCTATAGTGATGGACATGCAGTCTGCTTCTCTGGGGGCTGCAACCATTATGAACACGGCAACGGCCAGATAGGTCAGGTAGCACAACGTAAACCAATGAGGTCATTAGAGATGACAGGTGTCATAGCGGCAATCCCTGATAGACGTATCTCACAGTCAACATGCCAGCGGTATGGTGTGACAGTTGAGTACGGTACGGACGGACAAATTGTCAAGCATCACTACCCGTACCATAACAAGGACACAGGTACGGTGACAGGAACCAAGGTGCGGATCACCGAAACTAAATCATTCTATGCAACAGGGGAGTTCAATGAGGCAGGGTTGTTCGGCCAGCAGGCGTTCAAAGGTGGCGGTAAATACATCACGATCACAGAAGGCGAGGCGGACGCACTTGCTGTCAACGAGATGTTCGACGGAAAGTGGCCAGTCGTCTCCATCAGATCAGGTGCAGCCGGAGCAGCCAAAGACATCAAAGCGAACCTAGAGTGGCTTGAGACCTTTGACAATGTGGTGATCTGCTTTGACAACGACAAGGCAGGACAGGAAGCAGCCAAGTCGGTGCTTAATCTGTTCACCCCCAACAAGGCCAAGAATGTCACACTGCCAGCCAAGGATGCAGGCGATATGCTTAAGAGCAATCAGGTGCAGGCGTTTGTTAAGGAGTGGTGGAACGCTAAGACATTTAGACCGGACGGTATTGTCTCAGGTTTAGATACTTGGGATTTACTTCAAGAGAAGAGGGATGTCAAGTCCATACCCTATCCTTGGGACTGCTTGAATGCTTTTACCTACGGCTTTAGACCGCAGGAGTTAGTGACCATCACATCAGGGTCAGGAATGGGTAAGAGCCAGATCATGCGAGAGCTTGAGTATTATCTATTGAAGAACACGGAAGACAACATCGGCATCCTAGCTCTGGAGGAAGACATACCTAAGACTACGTTAGGTATTATGTCTATGGAGGCTAACAAATTACTTCACGTACCAGAGGTACGAGCAGGGGTATCAATAGAGGAAGAGCGTGGTTACTGGGAAAGGACGTTTGGTTTAGATAAGTTACAGTTGTTAGACCAGTGGGGTAGCACAAGCGAGGACGATCTGTTAGGCCGTATACGATACATGGCTAAAGGTCTGGACTGCAAGTGGATCATCCTAGATCACCTTAGTATTGTGGTCAGCGATCAGGACAACGGTGACGAACGTAAGGCTATCGACAGTATTATGACCAACCTCCGCAAGCTGGTTCAGGAGACAGGTGTAGGGCTATTCCTAGTATCACACCTTCGCAGACCCAGCGGTGCTAAGGCACACGAGGACGGTGGTAAGATTAGCTTGGGTGAGCTGCGTGGTTCTGCGGCCATCGCCCAGCTCAGTGATATTGTCATTGGCTTGGAGCGTGACCAACAACACGCTGACCCTGAGATACGTAACACCACCACGGTACGTGTATTGAAGAATAGGTTTGTAGGTCTGACTGGCCCCGCGTGTTACCTGTACTACGATAAGGAGTCAGGTCGCATGATTGAGACAGCCTGTCCTACAGGAGATAACGCGGAGTTCTAATGCAAATCGTATTCGACATAGAAGCTAACGGCCTTAAGCCTACAAAGGTCTGGGTAATTGTAGCTACGGAACTGGACACCGGTGAGACGCATACGTTCTCAGGTGATTCGTTACTGGCTTTCAACGATTACATTGCAGGTCTTGGAGAGTGTGAGATCATAGGTCACAACATTATTGACTATGACATCCCTGTCCTTGAGGAGCTGCTGGGTACAGACTTCAGTAAGTGCAAGGTTACTGACACATTAGTCATGTCGAGACTGGCCAACCCTTCACGAGAGGGCGGTCATTCTCTTCGTAACTGGGGTGACAGACTTAATCAATCTAAAGGAGACCATGATGACTGGGATAATTATTCGCAGGATATGGTGGACTATTGCAAGCAAGACGTTAATGTTAATGTGCTGGTGTACAAGAGATTACTTCTTGACCTTGCAGATTTTGGAGCTGAAAGCATTAGCCTTGAACATCAAGTACAAAGCATTGTATCACAGCAAATTAAAACAGGCTGGCTCTTAGATCAAGAGAAAGCATTTGGATTACTAGCAGAACTAAAGGAGAAGAAGAATGACCTTGAAGACGAAGTGCATAAAACTTTCAAACCGTTACCAACATTTGTCAAAGAGATTACCCCCAAGATTAAGAAAGATGGTGCGTATTCGGTTGTTGGGCTTAAATTTCTAGGCGAACAGTGGACTACCGCAGTAGCTCCCTTCAGCCGTCTTGACTACCCAGAGTTTAACCTTGGTTCACGACAGCAGATAGGACGATACCTCCAGTACTTTGGCTGGAAGCCTAAGCAATTTACTGAGACAGGACAAGCCATCGTAGACGAGGCGGTGCTGAGTACAGTGAAAGGAATACCACAGGCTTCCCTGATAGCTGAGTACCTGATGATACAGAAGCGTGTCGCACAGGTGCAGAGCTGGCTAGAAGCAGTCGAGGATGACGGTAGAGTACACGGGTATGTGAACACCAACGGAGCAGTGACAGGACGCATGACGCACTCCAGTCCCAATATGGGGCAGGTACCAGCGGTCTACTCACCCTACGGCAAGCAGTGTCGTGATGTGTGGACGGTACAGGAAGGATACAAGTTAGTTGGTATGGATGCCAGCGGTCTTGAGCTACGTATGTTGGCACACTACATGAACGATGAAGGATACACAAATGAAATACTCAACGGAGATATACACACGGCAAATCAGCTGGCTGCGGGCCTTGACACTAGAGATCAAGCTAAGACTTTCATCTACGCTTTCCTGTATGGGGCCGGAGATGCCAAAATCGGAAGCATCGTTGGTGGAACTAGAAAGGACGGTCAACGACTTAAGGAAAAGTTCCTCGCAAATACGCCAGCTCTTGGAGAGTTACGAACACGAGTTGGAATGGCGGCTACAAGAGGCTATGTTTATGGCTTGGATAAAAGAAGGATCGCCATACGATCAGAACACGCTGCATTGAATAGCTTACTCCAGTCAGCCGGGGCTATCGTTATGAAGAAAGCCTTGTGTTTACTGCACGAATATGCTATACTATGGGGTATAGACTTTAACTTTTTAGGGAACATCCACGATGAAATCCAGACAGAAGTCAGACAGGAGAAGTCAGAGGTTTTCGGAAGACTGGCAGCAAGCTGTGTTGAAGCTGCGGGCCTCCACTACGAACTCAACTGCCCTCTCGCCGGAGATTACAAAGTCGGAACCAGTTGGGCAGATACCCATTGATAAGGAGTGTATCAGTTGCTCAGTACCTTTAACGCAAGACAACTGGTATGAGTCCTTTGTAGCTAAGAAGCATTACAAATGTAAGACATGTTATGACATACGTAGGGTAGAGAATAGGATTAAAAGAGGGGAAAGGTCACCCAGTCTGCTGGCTAAACTGTTTGGCTGGAAGACACAGGAAGTGTACAACCAAGTCAAGGAAGGATATGTCTATGTAATGACTAATCCGGCATGGCCTGAGTGGATCAAGGTAGGGATGGCAGTAGACTCAGAGGACAGGCTTAAGAGTTATCAAACATCCTCACCGTTCAGAGACTACACCTTGGTTTATTCCTACGAGGTAGATGACAGGAGAGCAGCGGAGTCTGCTGCACATGTAAGACTAGCAAAGGAATGTGACAATATCAACGAGTGGTTCAGGCTGCCACCCCCGATAGCAAACGAACTAATACTGGAAGTGATACATGAGTACTAATAAAACAACGGACAATGTAGTAGCGGACATCTACGCACTGATGGAAAGCAAGGACGCTGATCCCTCTGTAGATGTAGAAGCAGAGATAGAGAAGTTCGGAGAAGGTGTCAAGGCACTGATGCGTACTGAGTTTGGTCGGAAGAAGCGAGAGGATAACCGGAGGCTTCGCCTCAGTAATATCGGCCGCACCGACAAGTATCTCTGGAATCACTTTAACGGTACAGAAGGTGAAGAGCTGCAGCCACACACCTACATCAAGTTTATGTACGGTCACTTGATTGAAGAGATGTTGCTGTTCCTGACCCGCATGGCGGGCCACAGTGTAACTGACGAACAGAAGGTATGTAATGTTGAAGGAATTGTGGGTCACATGGACTGCAAGATTGACGGTGTTGTTACTGATGTCAAGTCAGCAAGCAGCTTTGGGTTCAAGAAGTTTAAGGATGGTACACTGGCATACGACGATCCCTTTGGTTATATTGATCAGATCAAAGCCTACGCACACTCAGAGGGACAGACAGAGTTTGGATGGCTTGCAATGGACAAAGCCAACGGACACCTGACCTACCTCAAGTATGACCTCACGGACACAGAGGCTCCTGTCTACGAGGTACTGAAGGGCGACATAGTTGACAGGGTGAAGCATGTAAAAAAGCTAGTAGAGCAGCCAGAGCCAGCGGAGTGGTGTTACCCACCCGTACCGGACGGCAAATCAGGAAACTCAAAGCTATCTATTGGCTGCTCTTACTGTCAATTCAAAGACCACTGTTATCCAAATTTACGGGTCTTCGCTTACTCCTACGGGCCAAAGTACTTAGTAGACGTAGTAAAGGAACCCAAGGTACAGGAGGTAATGCCAGATGAAGAGGGCTTTTAGGTCAGGACTTGAGAAGGATTTATCAGAGAAGTTAGATGGACAGTACAAGTTTGAACCGTATGGCATACCGTACACAGTACACAAGAAGTATCTACCGGACTTCGTACACGAGGACAAGGCAATACTGATAGAGTGTAAAGGGTTCTTCAGGGTAGGCGACACACAGAAGTACACAGCCATTAGAGATTCAATGCCTGAGTGGGAGTTAATATTTGTGTTGTCAAACCCTAACAAGAAGGTACGTAAAGGTGGCAAGATAACTATGGGAGAGTGGTGTGAGAAGGAAGGGTTCCAGCACTACACTGTAGAGACAGCCAAGGAGATGACACGGTACATCAAAAGGAAGAAAGTCTAATGGCCTTGACATTGGAGGAACTTAAAGAAAAGATTGTAATGTTCTGTGACGAAGAGATGATATGTGAGTTGTTAAACATTACCACGACAGACTTAGTAGAA